CCTTAGTAATTTTTACTATATTTATTTATAATTTAAAGATTTGATAAGAAGTCATTGAATAGTTGCAATTTCTTCTCTTCTAATTGTTTTTGATCAACTAGAGTATTTATTCTCCTCTTTGTTTGGGACGCAAGTTGCTCACGAAGGAGTCCTCCATCCCATACCCATTCCTTTCCTTCCATGATACCATTTACAAATGCATCTGGTGCAGATGGGTCTGCCACTATATCAGCAGCAGTTGCTAATTGAAAGTCTTCACCAACTATATTGTGACCTTCATTATTCATTTTTAATGATCCAACACCACGAGATGATACTCCAAGTGTCACGCCTTCACCTATTAAAGATGATGCGATCTTACCCATTGGTGTTGAAAGTAATTGTGCTTTACCTCTAAAATTATTTCCTTCCTGAACAAGTGATGTAATTTTATGTGAAACACGATCAAGGTTTACAGTTGGACCGTCTGGGTGTCCCAGTTCACCAAGTGCTCTACCTTTTTGAACAAAATTTTCGTTATATCTACTAACTTCACGAGATAAAGTATCTACAGGGTACATTCTTCCGTTACGGTTTTTGATACCACCCTGAAGAAATACTCCTTCAATATACATTTTTTTATTGGTACCTTTGCCTTCGACGACAAATTTTACACTTGATACTTCTTCTGTGATTAATTTCATTGTTCTTAATTTGTGTAACCTACTTTTGATCCTTTAACTGCAGCATTTGCAGCAAATATAAAATGAGCAAATTGTTTTTCAACTAGTACACTCTCAGATCTCATTAGTGTAAAAGATCCAACAACCGTTCCACCTTGAGTTTCTACAATCGTTACTAAATGATCAGCATTTGTTGCAGTGTTTACTAAACGCACAACAGTTGCTTTATCAAAATCTGATGCAGTGCCTGACCCAGTTGGTAAAGCAGCTTCAGCACCTTTAATTAACAGTTTCATCGGATCCTTCTTCCTCTTGTGGTTCTTGGTCTACTTCATCTTCAACTTCATCGCCAAATAATCCAGCAGACACGTTTGGTCTTTCTGCCTCTACTTTTTCTGCTGTTTTAGCGTATAGCATATCTTTTATCCTATCGCTAATATCTGACGGTGACTCATTGTCAATCATCAAATCAATTAAATCATCCATTGTGACACAAAATAACTATAACTTATTTATATCTCTCCGCCCTTCGGCATTCTGATATCAGTTGCTTTCGTTGCTCCTGCATCTGTTGCCTTATCGCTACCAGTATCTAAATCTGGTTCATTTACTGGTTTACCTAAACTCATTTCTGAATTTGGATTTTGCATTGGATCTGCTATTTGATCCACAGGCATTCCACTATTTGGATCAACAGGCATATTTGGATCACCAATAATTCCTTCTTCTATTTCTTTCTTCATCTGTTCATCTAATTCTTTAATATCATCTTCAGTTTGTTTAAGAACTTTGGTGCGGACATAGTGTGCAGAGAAATATTTACCCATATATGGTTCCATTGCAGCAACCACACCTAGTTGTTCATTTAATAATTCATTTGCTTTAAGATCTGAAAAATGATTATCATACAAGAAATCAAATTGAATATGATCACTTAGTTCTTCCCAATCATCAGGAGTGCAAATATTCTTAAGAATTAACTGAGTCTTCAGCATATCCATGAATACTTGTGAGAATCTTTTACGTAATCTACCTACAAATTTAGTAAACTTAAGTTCATCTCTCAAGATTTCTGATGAACGACCCAAATTAAATCCACCTTGACTATCTAATCTACTTGATGGTACGTTGAGTGATTTATAAAGTTTAGTTTGAAAATATTCAATATCAGTAAGTTCTCCAAGATTTTGTCCACCAGGTAAAGTTGTGATTTCAGTTCCACGACCACCTTCTCTTCTTGGCAACCAAAAATCTTCAAGCATCGCCATGTACTTACGATCATCACGAATCTCTCCAGTATCAGCATTATATACTAACTTATTACGATAACGATTCATAACGTCACGCAAATATTGCTCTGCCTTGATCTTTGGTAGATTACCAACATCAATATAAAATATTCTTCTTTCTGGTGCTCTTGATAATCTGTAAATAACAAGACTGTCTTCAACCATTCTTAATTGATTAAGAGATTTAATTGCTTTATGCAAGTACGATAATACTGTTTGTTTATTACGATCTACTAAACCTGATGTACAATATGTTACCGCATCTTTTGCAATTTTAATTGTTTTAGCATTCCCCCTAACAGGCATATATCCTGCTTGTTTTGATGCAGCACTTGGATCATATAAGTAGTACTCCTCTATCTTTGGTGTCTCGTATGCTCTTAAATCATTTGGTCCTAATTTATCTGTAACTATTGGTGATTGATAATTTGGTCCAAGTTTTTCTTGTTTTCTAATTAATCTAATCTTTAGCGGATCAATGTATCTTACTTCTTGAATGCCTTCTTCTGGTTTTTTTAAATCTATTACTTTATGATAATATACTCTTCCATCAATATACCAAGTTCTAAAAATTTCGTGACATTTTCTATCAAATCCTAAAAGTTTTTTGATATGTTTAAACTCTTCTCGAATAGATTCTTTCAATCTATCAGACGCATTTAGATTAGATAATTCAATTTCTACAGGTGAATCATCTAAATCTGATACGATTGCTTCATTCACAACATCTTCAATTGCACTATCACATTCTGGATGTAAGCACATTTCACGATATCTACGCACCAAATCTTGCTCATTCTTATATACTCCTTCGATGTCTACGTATTGACCGTAGAAACCGCTGGAGATATAAAAATCAGATTTATCCTCTTCGTTAGAAGGAATTGGAGAGACGACAGCCTTTGACTTGTCGTCTTTCGCAACCTTTGGTAACTTGAATCCAAATAACTTATTGTTAGTTGCCATGAATATAGAGTTTTGAAAATATTATCTTTACTATTTAGACACCCGTACCAACCTGAGTTTGAGCAAGAGGATCCATAGTATCGTACCACTGATACTGCATCTCTACTGTAAACTCTTCAATTGCATCATTGTTTCCATAATCCAAAGCAATGTCACCAACTACAGTTGGGTATGCACCAATAAATTGATACATCTTTAGAACAGGTAGACTTGCATCAGAAATTGGTGAAGGTCCACTAACTGCTGCTCTTCCTAACTGACGAACAATCATGGGTTGCTGATAGTCAGCAGGATTTACTAAACCAGCATTATCTTCATGCTTGTTTATTAAGTTACTCCATCTTTCAAATGCAGTTCTGATATTAAAATCAATATCATTAATAACAGTGATTGTCCAAGGAGCATATGTCCTAGTTCCAGCAATCTTTAATTGCCTTCCCCTGAATGGAACTTCAATATTAGTAACTGTAGATGCAGGTAACTGTGCTGCCTTAACTAAAAATCTTACCTTATCTGAAAGGTCATCCTTACTGGTTGTGGTTGGAACTGCATCATCTGGGAAATACATCTCGCACTCAAATAAATTAGGACGAGCACCACCACCAACCATTCTACCCTTGAATGCATCAAGGGTACGATCTTTAGTTGAAGGAATGTTTAGGTTTGCCATTAACTTTTTCCTCTGTGTTTAATTAAACGTTTCCAACGACTTCTTCAAAACTTACTCCTGTGCGTGTAGCAACAAATGTAAGTCCGATAAAGTTGATTGATCTGACTGGTTTGACAAAGATATCAGCTCTAAATTGATTAGAATCAATAATGTCAGGAGTGTTATTTGTTTCATCGCAAATAACCACGAAATCAGTAATACCTCTCTTCGCTTTTACATCACGAAGGAAAGGATCAACAATGTTTAAGAAATTAGATCTCGTGATAACATCATTGAATTCAAAGAGTTGTGCTCTTGCTGCTCTTTCAATTGTAGATTCAATTGTGAGGAACAAACGACGAACATTAATTCTATCAAATGCTGATGCTACTCCAAGTCCAGTTTTGTCTCCAAATAAGATGATACCTGAACCAGGTGAGAATATAACTGGGTTAATTCTCTTAGGATAAAGTAGATCTCTCTGTGACTGTGATGGGTT